GGTTGATACGCCCCAAACAACATTGCAAGAAATGGATGTTGAAGGTAAGTTTGTTTTTGTTGGTGTTACAGCCAAAGGTGTAATGCCACAGATAGCAACACCAGTTGGTCTTTTAGAGCCACATAAGATACAAGCTGCACTATCTGAATCTATATTGCTTGAGAGCAGTTCCTATGTACCTAATTGGAATTTAACAGCAGAATTAGCTATTTTTTTGGTTTTAGGCTCACTGACATGGCTTCTATTAAACGCTTTGGGTATAACATGGGGTTTAGTATTAACGAGTTTATTGCATTTATCCGTGGTCTATTGTGGTTACTGGATAATAAAACAAGGCATTTTAGTTGATGTTACTTGGTCATTAATATCAGGATTTATTATTGCATCAACAGCTTTTTACCTTAGATTCCGAGAGCAGTACAAATTAAGACTGCAAATCAAAAAACAATTTGAGCATTACTTAGACCCAAGACAGGTTAAACAATTACAAAAGAATCCTGATCTTTTAAAACTCGGTGGAGACAAAAGAACTTGCACATTTATGTTCACTGATCTAAGAGGTTTTACTGCATTGTCTGAATCTGTTACGCCTGAAGAAGTTACTTACATTATGAATAAAGTTTTGACAGCACAACAAATAGCCGTTCAAGAACATGGGGGCATGGTTGATAAGTATATAGGTGATGCAATGATGGCAATATTCAACGCGCCTTTAGACTTAAAGAATCATAGCAGGGTGGCTGTAGCTTGTGCATTGGACATACTGCAAAACATCAAAAACCTTAATGAAGAATTAATATCAGAGGGCTTGCCAAGTATTGCTATTGGCATAGGAATTAATAGTGGCGAAGCCATCATAGGCAACATGGGAAGTGAAAGTAGATTTGATTACACGGCTATAGGTGATGCTGTGAACACAGCAGCTAGATTGGAAAGCGCCACAAAAGATAGGGGCGTTGATCTACTTGTAGGCGAACAAACAGAAGCTTACTGTGGTTACCATTTGCAACCTTTAGAGCCTATAATGGTCAAAGGTAAAGCCAAAGCACTTAAAATATTTACATGGAAATAAAAAAATTAATTAATTGGTTTATTAGTTTATTTCAACAACGCTATCAAGTAAGAGTCTCTTTCAATAAAGAGTACGGTGATGCAGACGACAAGGTTTATGTATGCAAAAAAATTCTTGTGCAAAAAGAAAACCATCTTAAATTTCGCAATTTAGACAATAAAGTTATAGAGTATAGAAGTGCAGGTGGACTGAATTACATTATTGAGGATATGTAATGCAACAGATTCTAGTTGGAATTATTATTATGCTAGGTTTAGCTACTTACTATTTCTATAGTCAAAATCAAATACTTACAGCCAACAATGCAGCGTTAGAGGGCGCAGTTGCAACACAAGAAGAAGCCATAGCATCCATACAAGCTGACTTTGAATTGCAAACACAACAACTGCAAGACCTAACAGTCAAAAGCCAAGCTGCACAAAAAGAATTGAATAGATATACACAGTTTATACAAAACTACGAGTTAGCATCTAAGATACTTGCTGACCCAGTAGAAATGGAGAGGAAAATAAATAATGGTACAAAGCATATCATGGAAAACATTGAGCAAATCAGCAGTGATGTTGACGGTCTTGATGATGGCTTACAGTTGCAGTCTACTTCCGACTAGAGAAATACAGGTAAGCGCCAAGCCTATTGAAAGGAAGATAGTACAACCTGTCATGCCTAGAGAAATTGACCTAAAGGAATTGCAGTGGATGACTGTTACGCCTGATAACTGGGAAGATCAATTGGCAAGAATAGAGCAACAAGAAGGTGAGTTAGTGTTCCTTGCTATGACGATTCCTGACTATGAAGTCATGGCATACAATATGCAAGAGATCAAAAGATACATTACAGAACTGAAGGATGTAGTTGTTTACTACCGAAAAGTAACAACTGAAAACCTTTCAATAGAAGAATAAATCTGATAGCCTTAAATTTTCATATAGGAGAATAATATGGGAATGATAGGAGAATGGATAGGAATAATCACAGGGGTAGTATGTTTAGCATCTATTATCTGTGCATTAACTCCGACTCCGAAAGATGATGCAATGATCGGAAAGTTCTATAAATTTTTAGAACTTATGGCATTGAACATTGGAAAAGCTAAACAGTAAAAACCAAAGGTGCAGAAGCACCTATTTAATTTATGGCAAATACAGTTACACCATTCGTTTATAACGCAATCTTAGAAAGGGTCGTAGATGGCGACACCGTTGATGTTACTCTTGACTTGGGCTTCTCTGTCCATCTAAAAAAACAACGCTGCAGGTTGGCAGGCATAGATACGCCTGAGTCAAGAACTCGCAACCTAGAAGAAAAAGCATTAGGTTTAAAAGCGAAAGAAAGACTAAAAGAACTATGCGTGGGGTCATTTAAAATACAATCATTAGGAAAAGGTAAATATGGCAGAATACTCGCAATCCCTTATACGGAAGATGGTCAAGACATTTGCCAAATGCTTATACAAGAAGGACACGCAGTTGAATACTGGGGTGGAACAAAAACAGGAAAAGTCAGAGATGACGGAACTTGGGGAGAATAATATGCATATATCAGACGAAGGAATATCATTAGTCAAAAAGTTTGAAGGCTGTAAGTTAGAGGCATATCAATGTGCTGCAGGTGTTTGGACTATTGGTTATGGCTCAACGCATGGTGTACAGGAAGGAGATGTTTGGTCGCAAGAAAAAGCAGAAGTTATGCTTATTGACGAACTAGAAGAATACGGCAAGTATGTAGAAGAATTAGTAACTCTACCTCTCAATCAATGTCAATTTGATGCTCTTGCTTCATGGACATTTAACTTAGGACCAAGCAACTTGCGAAGCAGCACAATGCTTAAAGTTTTAAATTCAGGCGATTATGAGGGTGTTCCAAATCAAATAAAAAGATGGAACAAGGTTAACGGTCAAGTCAATGATGGTCTAATTCGTAGACGAGAAGCAGAAGCATTGTTATTTGAGGGTAAGCATTGGGAACACATCTAAATGGCTCTCAGCAAGACACAGAACAAAAGGCTTGGGGTAATACTAAGTGTTATGTTCAAAGAAGAAACACCACAGGAGCTACTACAGGATGTCATACGGCATGGTTTCGTAGAGAAAGTTGATAATACTTTTCAACTCACAGATAAAGGCATTGATGAAAAAAACCGACTTTGCACCCTTAGTGGACTCAATATCAAGTATTCAAGCGAAAAATAATCTAAATCCAGTCAGCACCTTCGTACCATCCGACAAGGCTGAATCTCTCGCCCTTAGTTACCTTAGTGACCCTGTGGTAAAGAAAAGACGGAAAAACTAAGATAGTTCCTTTCTCTCTAAGTTTCTTTTGATCTAGCTTGCCAATGTCTTTACTTAACTCAAAGTCTCCACCGACATAATCAATACTGTCTGATAGTTGAACTGTAATGCTTAACTTACGCTGTGAACTATTATCGTAGATGTTTGAATCCATGTGATAGTCATAGAAGTCACCCTTGCCATACTTAGCTATTTGAAACTCAAAGTATCTATTTAATTGCACACCAAAGCATTCACGATTTGCCATAGTTACATAAGGCTCAATAATTCTATTAAGATATATCCCATGTTTAGAATCAAAACTACAAGGCAGAACATTAGATGATCTTATGGACTTATCAATGTTAGCTACATTTCCTACCTTTGCTTCTTTAGTTTTGCCTTCAAGGTATAAAGACTTAATGGCTTCACAATGTTCTTCATTGAGTTCTGCTTGCCATGAATAGCAGTAGGTGTTCATTAAGTTCTTTTTCTAAACAAATACAATAAATTAAGTATGTAAAAATGTTTTTGGTATGGTTTGTTAGTTTTCTTCACAAACCACTACAAAGCATTAATGAATAATAAGGTATAAATGATAACAAAATCACTTCACGCAAGACACGACGAGCTTGCCGAAACAAATAAGCAATTGAAAATCCTTAATGGTGGTATTTTCGCGGAAGGCGAGCTACCCTATTTTAAGGATAAGATTGCCAATACGGGTCATTTTCCGTTGAGGCCTAAAAGGTTGGAGGTTCTACAGATCAATGTGGGTTATATGTGTAACCAAGTCTGCGAGCACTGCCATGTAGATGCCGGCCCAGACCGTAAGGAGATAATGACCCGTGAGACAATGCAACTTTGTTTGGAAGTCATTAATAATACTGGGGCGCATACTTTAGATCTAACCGGGGGAGCACCCGAAATGAATCCTGATTTTCGCTGGTTTGTTGAAGAAGCCGCCAAGGCGGGTATACAGGATTTTATAGTGCGTTCTAACTTGACCATTATTAGGGCCAACAAAAAATATCACGATTTGCCTGAGTTCTTTAAAAAACATAACGTGCATGTTATTTCTTCAATGCCACATTATACAAGAGGCAAAACGGATAAGCAACGTGGTGATGGG